ATGGCGTTTAATTCATTCGAAAAATTGCTTCAATCAAACTATTATAACGATATTTTCAAAGCAGTAGATAATTATATTTACCACCACCGTTCCTATATATCGGTCAAGTCACATACTGTTGAAGACCCAAACTTTAAGAAGTTGGATGATTTTGCGATAAAGAAAGTCTTGTCTCGTAAAGTTAGAGACGGAATAATTGTTTCTGAACTTCAGGTCATTGCTTCTCTTGAAATTAAGGGGCAGACGAAGTATGGCTATGAAATAGATAGTGCCAATCTGTGGTTAAGAATGACGGTTGAGTATGAGTTGAATGAAGGAATACATAATTTTACAGTTCTTCAGGTTAATCCCTTTGATCCAAAAGATTATGATAATAGTGAATTAGGTCTTAGTCCAGAATTTGTTCCATACATTAAAGCTAAGGATATGGATGAGATTGCGGAAGGAATTTTGAAGCAATATTACCCTCAAGCACTAGAAGCTCCCATGGCTTTGCCGATTGATGGCTATCTTGCCAATATCGGATTGACTAAGATGGAGGGTAAGTTAACAGAGGATAGTTCCATTTTTGGAGAGATGGTCTTCAAAGATACAGAAGTTCTATTTTATGATGAGGATACTCCAGAATCAAGACTCGTGAAGAAAAAGACTATTTTAGTAGATCCCGAAGTTATCTGCTTGCGTAATCAAGGGAGTTATAATAATACAATAGTCCATGAATCAGTTCACTGGTTGCTCCATCGTCATCATAATGAGTATAAAATGCTATTTGATCAGAATCATAAACGAAGTAGTAGTCTAAGAGATAACACTATCTCTAGTTCATCAGAGTGGAGAGACTATGACTGGATGGAGTGGCAGGCAAATGGAATTGCTGCTAGAATTCTGATGCCTAAGTCCATGACAAGGCAAAAGGTCAATCAACTCTTTACAGACTACTCCTTAAAATATGCTAGTGATGAGAAATTAACCATGTTTGAAAGAATCATAGATGACCTCGCAGAATTCTTTCAGGTCTCTCGCCTAGCGGCTAAAATTCGGTTACAACAATTGGGCTATCATGAATTTGAAGGCATTTATAATTTCGTTGGAGATGAATATCTACGAAGCTATGGTTGTGAACTTAAAGCTATGACTGAAAACAAAAGCTTCACTATTGCCTTTCCCAACGCTTGTCTGTTGAGTTGGAAGAATGAACAGTTTAGGAAGTTGATGGATTCAGGTCGATATGTTTATGTGGATAACCATTTTTGCTTGAATGATCCTCAATATGTGAACATGGTGGAGTACGGTATTTACGAAATGACAGACTATGCATACAAACATATGGATGAGTGTTGCCTATTGTTTGATATTTTCTATAAGACAGATAAAAATAAGTCTATATCGATCACTATCTTTAATGAGTATGTGATGTATCGTGGAAAATCGACGGTTGAAATAGAGGTGGATTTCTCTGAGTTCACCAATATTGTTAATGGTTCAATAATTCTAGATAGTGGACGAATATTTGAAGAGGTAGTCAGAATCAATGATGAGATGCCGAGTGGCTTTTGTGCCATGCTTATCTACCATCGTACACGCAAAAACATCACTCAAGAAGATCTTGCTGAGGCATCAGGTGTTAGTTTATCTACTATTCAGCGTTTTGAAACTCAAAGAGATGCGAGTAGGAAACTGGAAAAGATGATGGGGATTACTCTTGGAATGAAGCTATATCCTGACTTTAGCTTTAAGTTGATTGAAAAGAGTGGTACAACATTTAGAGATGAGATGCCGACTCATTGTGCTTATAAGATGTTGCTGAGATATTACTATCATTTGGGAGCTTATGAATGCAACCAGAAGTTGATAGAGATGAAGATTCCTGAATTTTGGGAAAAATAATTTTAACGACACCCTTCAAATTTTGAGGGGTGTTTTTTTGTTTGTTATGCGTGTATTTGAGAGTGGAGGTCATCAAGTTAAGTATGTGAAAGGAAGTTTCAAAAACACTGATTTTAACGATTTTATTGAATGAGGGAAGCTGTTCTACCCCTCATTTTTTGCTGTGTACCATTTCGTTCAATGGTACTATACTAGACTTATCAAGAACACCTTCTGTCAATACGGAGTCATGACGATGACCATAATTTCAGATGTAGAGATGGTGGGAAACTATTTCAGCTTGTGAAATTGGCTGACCGATAACATAGAGGAAAGTAACTATGCGGTCAAGAATATTTTTTGCATGCCTTGATTTGTCATGTGTGCTTTCGGTATTAACTGGAAAGCCAATCAATCATGACAATCAATGTCAACTTTTTCAACTACTGCCAAGCTCAATCTTCATCAACTGGAGTACATCCAACTGAAAGTGAAGTACTAGCACCTATGTTTGTACAGGATTACTACATGACTTCACATCATTCAGGTTTGCTACGTGGCACGTTTCGTCAATGTCGTATCATGGGTATTTCAATACTAACTGCCTTTGTTCCAGTCGCAGAAGAGGACTATGAACAGATGGTCTGGTGGTATAACAACTCAGTTAATGATTATCTCAAAGATTTTCGTAAGCCGAGTAAAAATGCCCCTAAAGTTTCATCCTGGGAAGCATTCACAGAGAAACAAGATTTACCAGTTATTGATGATGGGATTGAGCTTTATCTATTCATGGATCAATTTGAGTTTTTGAAATCAAAACTTGCAGAATCAAACTTTCAAGCACCAGAAATTTTGGAAATGCTATTTGATGGTTATGAGAATAAGGAAATCTTTGAAAAACTAGGAGTTCAGAAATCTGCAGGCTATAAAAAAGTCAATAATACTAAGAAAGAAGGGTTTGAGCTTTACAAAGAATTAAATAAATAACAGAATCGCCATCTCAATTGTGAGGTGGCGATTTTTTGCTAATCTTTCTGATAGAATATGCATTCGTATCCATCGGCACGAAGGTTAATATCAGACATCCAGTCTGGTGCAATCCCCATTAATAATGCAATCTCATCAAGTTTTTGTTCCATTGGGCATTCGATTATTACTTCATCATGTACATGTCCTACAATTTTAAACTCTTTCAGTTGTTTCAAAGAGTATGCAAGAATGTCACGGCTGATAGCTTGTACAATGTTCTCCACAAATTTTGGACCATAACTTTCTAACCTCTCCCAACGTTTAGCAGTTCCAGTTCCCTCATAAGTGACGGACTCTCCACCGAACTGGTTCTCTCCAATTCTTGGTTTAATATATGCTAATTTACGACCAGATGGGAGTGTAATGAATAGAATGCCACTTCTTACTTCAAATTGAATACCGTGAGTAGATGTTGGAATTTGTTCCTTTACAGCAGTCTTTACAGCATTATCGACATCCCACCATAAGAGAACGATATTGGGATTTGCTTGTCGCCAAGAGTTCACTAGTGGTTGGAGTTCTTCCTCCGATAGTCCCATATCAATTGCTCCCATGGCTTTGAGTGCACCGACTGAACCACCATATCCGCAAGCAAGTTCCGCAATTTTCCCTTTTTGTCTCAATTCAGAATTTTGTCCGTGTTTTTCAACTGGTACTCCAAACATCTGAGAAGCGGACATACAGTAGATGTCTTTTCCCAGTTCAAATACCTTACTACGCCATCTCTCCCCTGCCAAGTGGGACAGGATTCGAGCTTCGATAGCTGAAAAGTCGCAAACAATGAATTTCTTTCCTTTACTAGGGACAAAGGTCGTTCGGATAAGTTGAGATAAGGTATCTTGTGTGTCGTAGAGTAGCTCAGTAGCTTCTAAGTCACCTGTTCTGAAAAGTTCTCTAGCTTCCTCTAGGTCAGGAAGATGGTTCTGTGGTAAATTCTGAAGCTGTACCAAACGGCCAGCCCATCGACCTGTACGGTTAGCTCCGTAAAATTGAAACATCCCCCTTGCTCGACCGTCCTTACAAACACAGTTCATCATGGCTTGATATTTGGATACACTTGATTTGGCGGCTTGCTGACGAAGTTTAAGAACTTGAGCAGTCGTATGATCAACCATTTTGAGAAGTTCTTTCACCGCTTTTTTGTCGAGTGAATCTGTAGTTACTCCATGTTCACGTAGCCAGCCAATCATCTGTAGAACAGAGTTGGGATTTTCTAGACTTGTTAAAGCTTTCAGTTCCTCTTGGATTTGAGCTTTGCTCTCTGTATCAATTTTGATTGCTGCTTTAACAAAATCAACATCTATACCAATACCACAGTCGTTGATAATCTGATCCTGGTAATATTCTTCCCAAACAAAGTCAGGTACGGAGAAGTTTTTCAGTCGTTCCTTGATGGCCAATTCGACCTCAACATCACGTCTGTTGTAATCGATAAAGGTAGACCACTTGTCAGGCGCGTGATGAGGAAAGTTACGAACTCGCCCTCCATTGACTTTGGTAGGCTTACAAGGTACGCAAAAGTAGCGAATGAGGTCAGCCCCCTCTCTCATCTTTTTGTCTTTAAGTTTGAGAACTGTTCCAACCCCTTCTAAGGAAAGTGGGAGTCCTAAATAAGCGGACCAAATCATGCTACATCTCCATGAAACTGGAGATAAAAATCCAAATGATAACAATTCGGGGTGATATTTCTTGAGCCAGTTTGATAGACAAACTCGCTCAAATGAAGCGTTGAATGCCCATTTGATGACTCTATCGTCTACTAAAACTTCAAGAATGTCTTGTGGTAATTTCTCCTTAGTTAAGTCGTAAACAGTCACTGGTCCATTATCGACAGATACCGCAAACAAAAGGAGTTCAAAACTGTCATCTTCCGCATAGCGATAAACACCAGATTTTCGTAAGTCAATTTCACAATAAGTTTCGATGTCAATGCTGAGTTCTTTAATTGGCATAGTACGTCCTTTCTGAAAAAGGTGACAGAAGTACTGCCACCTAAAGTTCTATTTATTTTTTCGACTGAGAGGTGTTTGGCTAAGTTTTTCTTTATTTTGCTTTGCCTTTCGTTCCATTTCATTTCGAATGTCATCTCTTATGGTCATATACCCGAAGTATAGTCCGATAAGCACCCAGAGGCCCATAATAGTACAAGTTAAAATAGTATACATCATCAATCTAATTCTCCATTTCTAGTTCAAAAAGTCATCATCATCTTCTGTCGCAAAATCATCTTCAGCACGAGTGCGTCCACCGAGGGGCTCGCCATCACGCAATTTTTGCAAGTTATTTAAACCGCAAGCAATCCCTTTATTACCATTTGAATTGAAAGCATAGAAGGTAATAGAAGCACGTCCGTAGATACCAGAGTACAATTCTGAAGTATCAATGATTTCTTGACGATTGCCGTCAACCACCCCAGGTTTGTGTGGAGAGTTGGCATTCACAAAGTAAGCATTTTTGTATGCTTCATCATCAGGGCGTTCAAGGTCACCATCACGAAGTGGAGTTTTCAGAGTAGATAATGCAGGTACAGATTTACCGTTGCCCTTAAGTTTTGACTCACCTTCTTTGTATGCTTGCTCAATAGCGGCATTGATTTTGTTAATGGTGACAGTATCCTCTTTTGGGATGATGAGTGAGGCACTGTACTTGGGAATACTACCGTTAATCGACTTTGGCTCATTGGCATTTAAGTAGCTGAAGCGAGTGTTTGGTCCTGTAATTACTTTAGTTGTCATATAGTTAATCCTCTTTAAATTCATTTTTTGCTAGGTTCATCTCTTGACGGCTATCGTCAATTGGAACGAGTGTTGGTTTACCACTTGGTTTTATTACGAGACCACCAAGTAGGTCGTTAAAGGTTTTCTTGCCAAGTAATTTTGTCATGGCAGTGATAGTGAGTAGTTTCTTTTCGTAAGGGTCAAATCCAGCTTCCATCACAGCTTGACTCACGGCAGTTTCATCTGAGTATTTACGAACAGAACGACCTTCAACCAGTTTGTATCCTGGGATAGGATATCCATCTGTTGCTTGATTTAATGCATAAGCTTTGATGTCGTTTGCCCATGAAATCAACAAGTCTAGCTTAGGTAAAATCTCTGCAATATCCCCGTTATCAAGAGTAGCTGGATTTGCAAACTCCATCTTGGCAAGAGCCAAATTATCCTCCGCACGTTTACGACAGACAGTCTTTAGTTTACAGAATTGGCAGTGTTTACCAGACTGCATATCCCCCTCACCTTTGAATGCAAGTTCAGCTTTTGGAGCGAGTTCATTTTCAGCCCATTCAAGCAACTCAGTCTTTTCTATCTCAAAGGTAGATATGTTATGTTTTCGTGGTTGAAAGATGGTCATGGTGACTTTATCAAAATCATAAAGCCCATCAAACATCTCAAGAGCACCGAGGGCATAACACATCATTTGTGGGTTATGGTCTGCATCAACTAGAACACCAAGTCCGTGCTTATAATCAATAACCTGAAGAAGTCCATCTGCCACAATAAGGCAATCTCCAGTTCCAAATCCTTCAGGTACCCACTTAGAAAAGTCCAGTCGTTGTTCGATAAGAACTGTAGGGTCACGAGAGTAGCCTCTGGCTTTCTCGACTTGTTCCATGACATAGTTGCGGTATTCTTCAGCGCAATCCTGCATTTCATTGTTATAAAATGCTAAATCCTCTGTCGGATCACGCGCATTCCGACCTAAAGCTTTCTCGACTAGATAAGCACATAACTCGTGAGCATCCGTACCTTCAAGGGCAAACTCAGAGTTTACATCTGGCATATCTTCTGTTAATCGAACGGAAGGTGGACAGTTCAACCAACGATGTGATGCAGATGCGGATAGAATGGCGTGGTTAGTCATTACCAATCCCTCCAGCTTCTTCAAGGACTGCCGCAAAGTGTTTAGGGTCAAGAGTTGATAGAGAAGAAGCACCGTAGGCATTTAGCAGAGAACGAACCTCATTCTTAAAGCCATCTTTTGCCTTTGTAGCAAGGACTGCACGGACATCCTCCAATTGAATTTCCTTTTGTGGTTCATTTTTTGGTGGATTTGATTTAGGTGCTGTTTCCTCCTCAGTAGTGAGGAGTTTCTTGAACTCATCCACCAAGCGAAGGTAGTACTTTGCGGTTTCTTCCATATCATGAATTAGTCTATTCAGTTCTTTCATTTTGCTCATTGTTTTCTTCCTCCATAATTTTCCGAGCGAGTAGTTTTGAGATGACGCTGATAGCGATGAGAGTATCAGCTACGTCTTCATCAGGTTTGATGTATGGTTCGTTTACCATATTTGGTCCTCCTATCTTACTAAGTAAGGTTTTTATTAAATTTTCCACTTTGCAAGAGATTTTTTTTAGACATACCTCTTACACATTACTAAGTAGAACCAAGTGATGTTTTTCCGTTAGATTTGAAAAAATTTTTGAATATCAAAAAAGTTTCCTGTGCAATTTAATAGGAAACTTCTATTTTTTTGAATATTTTTTTCTGAAAGAGCGGAAAAATTTGTCAGATTCTTACTTAGTAAGTTAAGAAGATATATTTCTAAAATTACTGCAAAAATATGGAGGGTGCATAATGCAATTTACCTTATCTCATTCAGGACAGAATGGGGTTCAGACAACCACTGTCTACCCCAATCAAGTTACTATTACTGATGAAATATCGCTACAAACTGTTGCGCAATTTGACCATGTGGCAGGGCTGTTTTTAAACAATACACGCTCAAATGCAAATTTCATTAAGTCGGACGTTTTGGTCATGGATATTGATAATGACCATTCTGAAAATCCAGATGAATGGATGACGGTCGAGCGATTAAAAGAAATCTTTGCGGATTACAATTTTGCCTTGGTAACTAGTCGAAGTCATATGCAGGCTAAGGCAGGAAAAGCACCTAGACCCAAGTTTCATATCTACTTCCAAATCAATGAGGTAACAGATAAAGACATCTATGTAGCAATGAAGGAAGAACTCTGTAATCAATACAAGTTTTTTGATGATAATGCCAAGGATGCGGCACGTTTCTTCTTTGGAAATCCAAATGCACAGCTTATATGGCATGATTCATGGCTAACTATTAATGAAGATTTGTTTCAAGCTGTGTCTATTGATGACGAGGAAGATTTCGATGCAGACTTCTATACTCCTCCAAGTGGACCAATCCAGCAAGGGAGTCGTAATTCAACGATGTCTGTATTTGCATCTAAGATTGTCAAACGTTTAGGTGTAACGCAAGAAGCAAGGGATGGTTTTGATGAGCAGGCACAGAAATGTGTGCCACCGCTTGATAAAGCAGAGTTAGATACCATCTGGGGTAGTGCTGTGCGATTCTACAACAGAACCATCAAAACATCTAAAGGCTATGTGGCTCCCGATGTTTTCAATAGAGAAACATTAAAACCAGATGATTACTCGGATGTTGGGGAAGCAGGAGTTCTTGCAAGAGAGTATGCGAACAGGCTCGCTTATACCAATGCAACTGACTATCTTTACTATGACGGAACTCACTGGCGTGAGAATAAGCAGTTGGCACTAGGTGCAGTTGTACACTTTACAGATGAACAACTTGCTGAAGCGAATGCACTCTTGGAATCTGCAGATAAGCAACTTCAGTCTTCAGGTATTGATGAATTGACCATTAAGGCTGGAGGAAAGCGTCTAGAAAATGCAGTCGAAACTCCACTTCAATTGAAATATTTAAAAGCTTATCTAGCAGCTAAAGAGTTTCATAAATTTGTTATGAAACATCGTGACTATAAGAATTTGATGGCTGTCTATAATACAGCTAAACCAATGCTTTCAGTAGAATTGTCAGAATTAGATAGTGATGACTTATTACTCAATACCCCAGAGGCAACCTATGATTTACGAAAGGGAATAAATGGTCAACAAGAACACAATCCTGAAAATTACATAACAAAAATAACCGCAGTCTCCCCTAGTGATCAGGGAATGGGATTATGGCAGGAAACTTTAGCTACCTTTTTCTGTAATGACCAAGAATTAATTGATTATGTTCAAGAAATTATTGGTATGGCAGCTATCGGTAAGGTCTATCAGGAACACATGATTATTGCCTACGGAGGCGGAGCGAACGGCAAGTCTACTTTTTGGAATACCATTGCTCGTGTGCTAGGTAGCTATTCAGGTAAATTATCTGCGGATGCCTTAACTATGTCAAACAAGCGAAATGTCAGTCCTGAGCTTGCTGAGCTTAAAGGGAAACGACTGGTCATTGCTTCTGAGATGGCTGAGGGTATGCGACTCAATACAGCCGTTGTGAAGCAGATTACTTCAACTGATGAGATTCAAGCAGAGAAGAAGTACAAGGATCCATTCCACTTCGTGCCCTCACATACGCTAGTTCTTTACACCAATCATTTGCCTAAAGTGGGAGCGAACGATGATGGAACTTGGCGACGTTTGGTTGTTATTCCCTTTAATGCCAAAATAACTGGTCGCTCTGACATCAAAAACTTTGCGGACCATTTGTATGACAATGCAGCACCAGCCATCATGTCTTGGATTATAGAAGGTGCAGAAAAAGCCATCAAAGCGAACTTCAAAACAAATGTACCAGCTGCCGTATCAGCTTCCGTCAAAGCTTACCGAGAAGCAAATGATTGGTTAGGACATTTTCTTAGCGATTGTTGTGAGGTTGGGAATCTGTTAACAGAAAAATCTGGTGAGCTATATAGTCAGTACCGTGCCTATTGCGCCAAAAACATGGAGTATACACGCAGTACGACCGATTTTTATTCTGCACTTGAGCAGGCAGGGTTTAAACGAAAACGGACAAGTAAAGGGAACCACATTCTTGGTTTGAAATTGGTAGAGGATGGTTATGATTTCTTAGATTAATGACCAGCATTTTTAGTCAACAGATCTCCACAATAGAGGTATTTGATTATTTTAGGTGTGTAAGTCGTTGACTGAAAGGTTGGAACTTATTTTGAATGAGGTTTCAGATAGATGATTAAAACGACCAGCATGAGTGACATTTTTTGATTTTGTGTAGGTCTATTATGGTCTTTTCTAAAACTATCCTATAAGCAAAAATTACTATAAAAAAAGCCTATAAGAGGAGTTTTGGAAATGACTGTACTAGACCTACACACTTCAATTTGAAGAAAGGATTTAGAACGATGAGAGAAAAGTACGTTGAGCAAGCCTTGGTGAAGTCTGTGAAAGCTAGAGGAGGCATTTGTCCTAAATGGGTATCTCCATCATTTTCTGGTGTACCTGATCGTTTGGTGTTTTTACCCAAGGGCAAGTTTGGCTTGGTGGAAGTAAAGGCTCCCGACCAGAAGCCAAGGAAGTTACAAGTGTCAAGACATAAACTGTTCGAGCGGTTAGGCTTTAAGGTTTATGTCATTGACCGCATTGAGATGATTGGAGAAGTGTTAGATGAAATTGACATTACATAACTATCAGGTAGTCGCTAAGGACTTCATCATAGGTCACCCTTATGCAGCAGTCATCCTAGACATGGGGATGGGGAAGACGGCTACAACCTTGTCTGCAGTAAATGAGCTGATGTTTGACCGATTTGAGGTTACTAAGGTTTTGGTTATTGCCCCACTGCGAGTCGCAAATACTGTCTGGAGTGACGAGATTGAGCAATGGTCTGAGTTGCGTAACTTACGGTATTCGAAAATAGTTGGTACTCCCAAGCAACGAAAAGTAGCCCTTCAGAAAGATGCGGATATCTATATCGTAAATCGTGAAAACCTACCTTGGCTGGTGGAACAATGCAGTCCGTATTTCAAGTGGGACATGGTTGTAATTGATGAATTGAGTTCTTTCAAGTCATGGCAGTCCAAGCGTTTCAAAGCCTTCATGACTATGCGACCTTACATGAAGCGAGTGGTTGGACTAACAGGAACACCAAGCTCGAATGGACTGATGGACTTGTTCGCAGAGTTTAAAGTCATTGACGGAGGAGAACGTCTTGGTCGCTTCATCGGTGAGTTTCGTAGTCGCTACTTTGAAGAAGGTCGACGCAATGGAAACATTGTCTATGAATACATCCCCATGGATTATGCGGAGTGTCAAATTCAAGACAAGATTAGTGATATTACCATTTCTATGAAAGCCCTAGATTATCTGGATATGCCCGAATTAATTTCAACTAAGAAACTGGTGCGTATGTCAGAAAAGGAAAAAGAAAAATACATTCAGTTTAAGAAAGAGTATGTCTTGTCAGAGTTAGACGGATTAGAAGTAACTGCCGCAAATGCTGCAAGCCTAACGAACAAGTTAGTTCAGTTATCCAATGGAGCTGTATATTCTGATGATCATACGGTTGTGCCACTTCATGAACAAAAACTAGATGCCCTTGAAGATATCCTTGAATCCGCAAATGGAGAACCTGTCTTAGTGGCCTATTGGTTCAAACATGATTTAGCTCGGATTATGGGTCGTTTAGAAAAACTCAAGGTAAAGAGTAGGGTGCTGAAAACAGAAGAAGATATTCGTGAGTGGAACAAGGGAAATGTCCCAGTTGGCTTACTTCATCCAGCTAGTGCAGGTCATGGGTTGAACCTCCAAAAAGGCGGTCACCACTTGGTCTGGTTTGGATTAACGTGGTCATTGGAATTATACCAACAGACGAATGCACGGCTTTGGCGTCAAGGCCAGGAGGCTGAGACAGTTGTTATCCAACACATTGTGACTGAAGGAACGATTGATGAGGAAATCCTCAAGGCACTAGAAAACAAAGATGCACAACAAGAACGGCTGATTGAAGCTGTTAAAGCACAAGTAGGAGGGACAGATGGATAAGGTGGATTATATTGCTAAAAACTATCGTGACATGAAAATGAAGTTACAGTTAGTTCAAGAGAAATTGCTCAACTATCGACCTATCTCAGAGAATAGTGTGATTCAGTCACTGGTATTTGAGAAGTCAGAGCATGAAAAGGTCAAGAAAAGTAGAAACCATGGTCGTAGTGAGCTGATTTCCCTTAGTTTTAGAGAAAAACAAGAACAAGAAAATCAAGAGTACCTCAGTAGTTTGCTCAATACCTACTACTGCTTAAAAATGGATCTTTACTACTTTGAGTTCGTTATGGAGCTAATACCTGATGATTTGAAGCCATTAGCTAAGGATTTAATTTACTTAGGCAAGAGTTGGACTGAACTAGAGGAGGTTTACGAAATCAGTCATTCAACACTTGCTTATCGTAGGCGTAAGATTCTAAAACAATTACGCAAGTGTTATCGTTGGACTTCAAAAAGTCTTGAACTTAAGGTGGAAGATTATCACATCCCTATCTAGTGATGGTTGAGTGCACTAAATTGGTACTAAATTAGCACTAAATTTGTACTGGTTTAGTACTGATTTTCAACCTAGACATGTGATATACTTAAGATGTCAAAAAAGATAAAAATCTCCCTCAAATGACTGGATATTCTTTGGCTGATAGGGTAATATAAACCTAGAAAAACCAAAGGAGAATAACCATGTGGACTGACGGACGGATTGATTATCAGGGACAAAAAGTGGATTACATTGCCAAGGTTAGTCCCCAACCTTCAGAAGTTGGAATTGACCTTGGATGTATTTTCAAATTAGATATTGAAGTAGCTGAAGAAACAATCGTTTCTTACGACAGAGGATGGGAACTCTATCCTGAAACAGAAGAACGTGAAGCCATTCTTGAGGCGGTTTTGATGGTTTTAACTGTTTAAAATATCTTTAAATTTATGCAGAAATGACTGGATATATCTCCTTTTTAGAGTTAATATGTACACAACAAAAGAAGAGGAGAACAATACCATGACAAAGCGTCAACAAGAAAAACTCAATGCCCTTTTAACAGAAATTGCAAAAGAAGAACTTTTTGTAGAAACCTTGGAAAAACGTTGGAGCGACAATCTAGACTTCTACGATGTTTCGGTATGGGGTATCAAAAGAGCATTGGAGAGAGCCTACGAAGCAGGCCAAAAATCAGTAAAATAAAGTAAAGCCTAGCCTCATAAAGGTTGGGCTTTTTGCGTGGAGGAATTATGATTATTTCTAGTGAACAAGTTTCAGTTGGACACCCAGATAAAATCTGTGATCAGATTTCAGATGCCATTTTGACGGAGTGTCTCAAGTTTGACAAATCAAGTCGAGTGGCAGTTGAGACCTTAATCAAAGATACCCAGGTTATAGTAGCTGGTGAAATTTCGACAAGACATTACTTTAATCTCGAGAACATTGTTCGTCGGGTTGTCGAGCCACTTGGTATGAAGAATGTTCGGGTAACTAACCTACTTGGACTCCAAAGTTCTGATATTGCCCAAGGTGTTGATAATGGTGGTGCTGGTGACCAAGGAATGATGTTTGGTTATGCGACTGATGAAACACCTGAGTACCTCCCACTGCCTTATGTTCTAGCAACTCGAGTTCTTGAGAAACTGATGTCGCTTGGTCACCCCTTACTTGGAAAGGATGCCAAAGCTCAGGTTTCCTACGACTATGAGAAGAATCGGATTGATACCTTTTTAGTTTCCATCCAACATACTGAAATGGCCGACCTTGCCAAAGTGAAACGAATTGTGACCGAAGCTATGATGTCAGTAGCACTTCGTTACCGTCAGAATCTAGATTTCAAAGTTCTAGTCAATCCAACTGGTCGTTTCGTACTTGGTGGTTCATTGGCGGATGCAGGAGTTGCCAAAGTGAAACGAATTGTGACCGAAGCTATGATGTCAGTAGCACTTCGTTACCGTCAGAATCTAGATTTCAAAGTTCTAGTCAATCCAACTGGTCGTTTCGTACTTGGTGGTTCATTGGCGGATGCAGGAGTTACTGGTCGAAAAATTGTGGCAGATACATATGGTGGTTTCGCACATCATGGCGGAGGTGCTTTCTCTGGAAAAGACCCAAGCAAGGTGGACAGATCCGGTGCCTACATGGCACGAAAGATTGCTAAGGATATTGTTAGAGAAGGGTATGCGAAACGATGTGAAGTACAATTAGCCTATGCCATTGGAGTTGCAGAACCTGTGTCGGTATATGTAGAAACCTTTGGAACCAGTCGCTACACCTCGACACAACTGGAAGGAATGATTCGTGAACGCTACGACTTGACCCCACAAGGTATCATTAAGGAACTTCATCTCTTGAATGTAGACTATACCAAAACATCTTGCTTTGGGCATTTCACAAAAGCCTATCTTCCTTGGGAGAAATAAGATGCCAAGAAGACCAAACACACCTTGTAAACAAAATGGTTGTCCTAACCTAGTACCTTATGGGCAGAAGTATTGTGACAACCATAAAGCAAACTACCAACTGGATACCAAGTCAACCAAAGCCAAAGGATACAATGCCCAGTGGAATAAAGCACGACTTCGTTACTTAAAAGTTCATCCACTCTGTGTTCAATGCAAAGTCAAAGGTCGATTGACCAAGGCAACAGTGGTTGACCATATCACACCCCACCGAGGTGACCAAGAACTCTTTTGGAATCAATCTAACTGGCAAGCACTTTGTAAGTCTTGTCATGATAGGAAGACCAAGACGACTGACCGATATGTGGAGTATACGTATCGATTTTAATCTTGGAGTTTCGTTACAAAAGTATCTCATTTTTCACTCATTGGGGGAGGGGGGATGAAATCTCTAAACCCTTGGGAGACTAAGACCGACGCCCCCTCAAACGTGCAATTTCGCAAAATTCGCAAGTGGGTACATTTAAATCGCTCAATTATTACGTTTGTTCCCACCGTTATCACGTTTCTAATGTGGGGATGTAGCGTTCCCTAGTATGTCATTTTGGTAATAAAATAGTGAAAAAGGCTAGAAACAATGTAGAAAATAGTTGTTTTTAGTCCTTTTTTGCTGGAAAGGAAAACAAATGGACGAAAGTCAACGCAAACAAATCTGGAAAATGCGAGCAGAAGGTCTTGGCTATGGCTTAATCGGTAAGGCTACAGGACTATCTAGAGATTCTGTTAAAAAATACTGTAAACGAAATCCAGCATTGCTTGGTCATGGAGCGGCGACAAAGCAAATGGCAAAAGCCGACCAGATTGATGGACTCCGTTGCCCTCAGTGTTATCAAACACTTAAAATTCATAAAGTAGGAAGACCAAAGAAGTTCTGTTCGGATAAGTGTCGTAAGGTTTGGTGGACAACACATTCTGATGAACACGATAAATCAAAAACCGCATATGAAGATTTGACTTGCCAGCAATGTGGCAGGTCATTTTTATCTTATGCCAATCCAAATAGGAAATTTTGTAGCCATTCGTGTTACATTCAATCACGCTTTTATAAAGGAGAAACCAATGACAAGCCAACCAACAATGGAAATTAGAGAAATTCGATTGTCTGAATTACACCCAGCCTCCTACAATCCTCGAAAAAAACTTAAAAAGGGTGATAAGGAGTATGAAAAGATTAAGCAAAGTCTACTCAAGTTTGGCTACGTTGACCCCATCATCGTCAATAAAGACTTGACGGTAATTGGTGGCCATCAACGATTAACTGTATTGAAGGACTTAGACTATGAAACCGCCAAATGTGTCATTGTCGATTTATCTAAAGAAGATGAAAAGGCACTGAACATTGCCCTTAACAAAATCACCGGTCAATGGGACGACCAACTTTTGGCGGACTTGCTTTTGGATTTACAGGAATCGGATTTCAATCTCGACCTGACTGGTTTTGAACCACCAGAAATTGACGATATCCTGTCGAATGTTCATGATAAAGACCTATCAGATGATGACTTTGATGTTGAAGAGGAATTGAAGAAACCCACCTTTTCAAAACGAGGGGACATTTGGCAACTTGGTAAGCATCGAGTGATTTGTGGAGACTCTACGAAAGCTGAAACTTATGACCAACTTTTAGGTGATAAAAAGGCAAATTTGGTTGTGACAGACCCTCCCTATAATGTTGATGTAGAAGAAACAGCTGGAAAGATTCTCAATGACAATATGCCTGATAGTGACTTTTACCAGTTTCTTTTTGATATGTTCACTCAAGTAGAAAAACATATGGAGTCTGATGGTTCAATCTATGTATTCCATGCGGATACAGAAGGACTGAACTTCCGAAAGGCATTTAAAGAGGCGGGATTCTACCTCAGTGGGTGTTGCATTTGGAAGAAGAACTCCTTAGTTCTTGGACGTAGTCCCTATCAGTGGCAACATGAACCATGTCAGCCAGCAGGTACGATTGTTCAAACTATAAATGGTCCCGTTCCAATAGAAGACTTAAAGGATGGTGATAGGGTCATTAGTTACAATTCCTATTCAGGAACAATTCTGGGGATGCGTAATGGTGGCTATGAGATAAAAACAGCTTCTCGATATTATAATGGCACCTTATACGGTATAAAAATTGGAAATAAAATAACGTGGGCTACGGATAACCATCAGTTTTCGGTTCGTTTTAATGAATCAACAAAAAACAATTATTGTACCTATCTTATGCGTAAAGGAGACCGTTGGCGTGTAGGGATTACTGAACTCTATAACTCGAGGGGATTTGGTTTGAAAACGAGACTTCGTGGAGAGAAAGGTGAAGAGGCTTGGGTCATTGATGTATTTGATGATAAAGTAACAGCCCAGTGCCACGAACAGTTATTAGCCCTCAAGTACGGTATTCCTTATACTCATTGGGAAATGGATAGAGGACTTCCAAAGAAAGAAACTCAACGCACATCTCATCATGTCGATATGATTTATGATAACTTGGATAGCCAAATTCAATTAGATAATGCTAGACGTTTGCTTGTTGACTATGGTCGAAATATCAAATACCCACTCATTCACAAAGGAAATGGACATGAGGCATTTAGTAAACGAGTAACTGCTCGCATCAATGCTTGTAATCTGATCCCTCAAATTATGCAAGTTCCAATTCCAAAAACTTATGAAAAGGAAACGAGAGAAAATTTTTACTGGGGCGTAATTGATGAGGTTCTTACAAAAGGATTCAGTGGACCTGTTTATTCTCTTGCTGTTGAAAAATATGAACATTATATTGCAGATGGAATTGTTACTCATAACTGTCTTTATGGCTGGAAACAAAAGGGAAAACATCAATGGTTCAGTGACCGTAAACAAACAACCATTTGGGAATATGACCGTCCAAAATCTAGTAAAGACCACCCAACGATGAAACCAATTCCGCTCATGGCCTATCCTATTCAAAATTCATCGATGCGAGGAACGCTTGTCCTAGATCCATTTCTTGGTTCTGGTTCAACCCTAATGGCTGCAGACCAAACTGGAAGGGTTTGTTACGGCATTGAGTTGGATGAGAAGTTTGTGGATGTCATTGTCAAACGTTTTATAGAGTCAACAGGAAATGACAACGTGACGGTATTGCGTGATGGCCAGACTTTGACCTTTGATGAAGCCTATTCAATGATGGAGGAGACGGTATGACCTTAACTTTTCTTGATTTCTTTGCAGGAGTGGGTGGTTTTCGTCGTGGTTTGGAATTAGCTGGTTTCAAATGTATCGGTTACTGTGAAAAGGATAAATTTGCAAGAAAATCTTACGAAGCAATGTACGACACGAAAGGAGAATGGTTTCATGACGACATCACAAGCATTGACCAAACACAACTTCCAAAAGCAGATCTCTGGTGTGCGGGAAGCCCTTGTCAAAATGTGTCTATCGCAGGAAAGCGAGCAGGCCTATACGGTGAGCGAAGTGGACTCTTTTTTACATTTGTTGACATCATCCAAAGCCAAGAGGAAGAAGATAAACCCGAGTGGATACTCCTTGAAAATGTTAAGGGACTTTTATCAAGTGGCGGGGGACGAGATTATCTCGACTATCTCTCTAACTTGGATGAAGCAGGGTACGACCTCGAGTGGCAAGTGTTCAATTCAAAAGACTACGGAGTTCCCCAAAATCGAGAACGCATCTACACTCTCGGACATCTTAGAAGTAGAGGTCGACGAAAAGTACTACCTATCAGCGGAGAAAGCGGTAGCCATCTTAAGCAACTTGTAGGTGGTATGCAAAGCTATCGTGTCTACGACCCTAGTGGAATTGCCACAACCCTTGTTGGTGAGGGTGGTGGACTGGGTGCTAAGACAGGTCTTTATCTTATTGACCAATCTTTGACAGAACCAAAGTTGACAGATGAGGCACGATGTATCACCGCACGATATACTGCTGGAGCTACAAAGCGGACTGCGATGAATTCTGGAGTACTCGAAATTCAACCCATTCTGACACCCAATCGAATCAATAAGCGTCAAAATGGACGTAGGCTCAAGGAACAGGATGAGCCAATGTTCACATTGACCTCTCAAGACCGCCATGGTGTTCTTGAAGGTATCAAGGTCAGAAATGGTACAAAGCAAGGTTATCAAGTTGCTGAGGTAGGTGATTCAGTGGATTTATCTTATCCCAACTCTCCAACGAGACGAGCAAGAGTTGGGAAAGGAATCGCCCATAACCTATCCTGCGGTGGTCAAATGGGTGCTGTGGTTTGGAATGATCGAGTGGTGAAAATTAGACGTTTAACCCCTCGAGAATGTTTTCGACTACAAGGTTTTTCGGATGATTTATTCGAGAAAGCTCAGTCGGTGAACTCGGATGCTCAGCTATATAAACAAGCTGGAAATGGTGTTACGGTAACAGTTGTCTATGCCATTGGATGTGCAATTCTAGCAAGCGAAGAATTATCGAAAATATCATCAAAATAATCGAGAAATGACTGGATATAAGTCTCCTTTAGAGTTAATATGTACGCAACAAAAGAAGAGGAGAACAAAACCATGACAACAACACTTGAAAAACTCTATGAAACCTACCCAACAACTGCAAGTATCATTCCTTACAAGGAATGGGTTATCGTTGCATCCAAAGGAAACAAAGAAACAGTAGTTGAGATTTACGAAATCGTTGATAGCCTTGAAGAATTTGAATTATTTGAATGCCGACTTAATCGCATATACAAGGAATCAATAATTGTTACGGATCTTGGTCACGCTGTCAAGTGGGCATTCGATATGTTTGGAGAATAATATGGACACAAAAATTTTCAATAACCTAAAGACAATCTATCCGGTTGGTACAAAGGTTAGATTAGTAAAAATGGATGATCCACATCCAGTTCCTAAAGGAACACTTGGTACAGTTATTGGAGTGGATGACATTGGCTCACTCTTAGTTAAGTGGGAAAATGGCAGTTGCCTGAATGTTTTATATGGAATAGATATCGTGGAAAAGGTAAAGTAAGATGTGGGAAATAATGACTCGAACGGTTGGTGATAGGCATTACGTTTGTGAATTTCTCCGTGAAGATACAACTGACCCGAGAAATATAGACGGTGCTTGGATTAGAATTCTGACAATAAAACGTGATGGTGAATATATCTACCAATATAGATATGGGAATGAAATAGATAACATGGACGATATTGATAGAACAGTTTGTCAGGCTGTTCTTGATAACTTTAATGAACTTTAGGAAGGAACTCGAATTGAGTTCTTTTTTCTTACTCTAAAGGAGGTGAGATTGTGGCAATCAGGGGGCGAAAACCAAAGCCAACGAATATGAAAATACTTGAGGGAAATCCTGGTAAGCGACCACTTCCTACGAATGAAGTCAAACCCAAACAAAAAGCCCCACGTTGCCCACAGTGGCTTGAAGATGATGCAAAGAAGGAGTGGAAAAGGATGGGAAAAATTCTCGAACAAATGGGAATATTAACCGAAATGGACATGACTGCATTTGCAGGATATTGTCAAGCTTACGCACGCTGGAAAGAGGCGGAAGAGTTTCTTACCAAGCATGGCTCCATTATCAAAACCCCGAATGGTTATCTGCAACAAGTCCCTCAAGTCTCTATCAGCCAGACTAACCTCAAAATCATGCTTAAATTCTGTGAACAATTTGGTTTGACACCTTCAGCACGTAACCGTCTAGCAACGATGGATGCGGAAGTTGGTACTGGTGATGAAATGGAAGATTTGTTAGGAGGAATTTTATGAGTTATCATTATGAACCAAGTCCATTCATGCTTCCAACCTCACACTATGATAAGGCAAAGGCTGATAGGGCAGTAACCTTTATCAATAACCTCTCCCACACCAAAGGCAAGTGGGCAGGAAAGCGATTTGATTTGTTGCCGTGGCAGGAACAAATTGTCCGTGACCTATTTGGAATTGTCAAGGAGGATGGCAACCGTCAATTCCTGACAGCCTATATAGAAATTCCAAAAAAGAATGGCAAGTCTGAGTTAGCGGCAGCTATCGCTCTTTATCTATTATATGCGGATAATGAAGCCAGTGCAGAAGTTTATGGTGCGGCTTGTGACCGCAACCAAGCGTCAATCGTGTTTGATGTAGCCAAGCAAATGGTGCAGATGAGTCGTCCCTTGGAAAAGCGGTCGAAGATAATGGGTGCTACCAAGCGTATTGTAAATTATTCTAACGCTGGGTTTTACCAAGTTCTTTCTGCAGAGACTGGAACAAAACATGGACTAAACGTGTCTGGCTTGGTCTTTGATGAAATCCACGCTCAGCCTAATCGTCATTTGTATGATGTATTGACCAAGGGGTCAGGAGACGCAAGGGAACAACCCCTCTTTTTTATTATCACAACAGCTGGAACGGATAGAAACTCTATCTGTTATGAGTTACATACCAAAGCATTGGATATTCTGAATGGTAGAAAGAAAGACACTTCATTCTATCCAGTGGTTTATGGTTTATCTGATGAAGATGATTGGAATGATGAAGCTAATTGGCTCAAGGCTAACCCTTCACTAGGGCATACTATTGGGATTGACCGAGTTAGAGAAGCCTACCAGCAGGCACTAGACAATCCTGCAGAAGAGAATGTCTTTAAGCAGCTCCGTCTAAATATGTGGACAAGCTCAAGTGTTGCTTGGATTCCGGAACATGTTTATGCCAAAGGAAATGATCCTATCCAATATGATAGTCTCAAAGGTCGTAGCTGTTATGCAGGTTTAGACCTTTCTAGTACATCAGATATAACAGCCTTAGTTTTAGTATTCCCTCCTAGATTTGAAGAGGAGAACTATATCGTTCTGCCATTTTTCTGGCTACCTGAGGATACATTGGAACTGAGATGTCGACGTGACCACGTTCTATATGATGTTTGGGAGCGTCAGGGCTACATCAAAACTACAGAGGGTAATGTCGTTCACTACGGTTTTATCGAAAAATTTATTGAAGACTTATCAGAAATCTATCATATCAAGGAAATAGCCTATGACCGTTGGAATGCGACGCAGATGGTTCAGAATCTAGAAGGAATGGGCTTGACCATGGTGCCTTTCGGTCAGGGATACAAGGATATGAGTCCACCATCAAAGGAACTTTATAAACTTATGATGGAAGGCAAGATTCAACATGGTGGGCATCCAGTTCTGAAATGGATGGGACAAAACGTAGTCATGAGACAAGACCCCGCTGGCAATATCAAGCCAGATAAGGAAAAGTCAGTTGAGAAAATTGACGGTATTGTAGCACTCATAATGGGGTTGGACCGGTGTATTCGTCATCAAACTGATGAAGGGAGTATCTATGATGAACGTGGAATATTGAGTTTTTAGGATATATTCAACCTAAATAGGTTGAATATATCCTAAAAAGTGGTAGAATAGAGAAAAGGAGGATATTACCATGCAAATCAATATTGAAAACTTAGTCTCTATTTCTGAAGCAAATCAAAACTTTTCTAAGGTAGCTCGTATGGTTGATACGAATGGTACTGCAGTAATTTTGAAAAATAACACACCAAAGTATGTATTAGTGGACTATCAGAGTCTAATTAAAGAGGAACAGGCAAGCCCTACGGTTGTTGAACAATCAACTTTGGATGAAGTTGCGACTTCGGTTTTATCACGCCATCTTGATGCATTTAAGGAATTGGCAAAATGAAAGTATTAACTGTTGAACAGGTTATTGAATTACACACTAGGTTAATTCAAGCTACTGGGGGTTTAGATGGTGTTAGGGATGTTGGTTTAATAGAATCTTCACTATCTTCAGCTTTTAGTACTTATTTTGGTGTTGAGAAGTATCCAAGTATTGAAGAAAAGGCTGCTAGACTTTGTTATTCGCTAGTTAATAATCATGCCTTCCTTGATGGGAACAAGCGAATTGGAGTTTTTGTCATGATTATTTTCCTAGAATTAAATGGCATTGTGTTAAATCAGACTGATGATGAAGTAGTGAAACTAGGAATTGGAGTAGCTTCATCAGAATTAGATTATGATGCAATTTTAGAATACATTCGGAATCATTAAAACTTTTCTTATTGAGGATATAACTTCAAGAAAGTGATAGAACATGGTATCTTCTTGAAGAAGGAGAGATGAAAACCATATAAGAATAAACGATAAGCACTTCAATCGAGGTGCTTTTTTCGTACTCAAAAGGAGGAAGTATGGGACTACTAGATTTACTGGGACGTAAGCGTGCTAGGGATAAGCCACGAAATAGTTATGAAGGCCAGGACTTTTCCTATCTGTTTGGACGAACGAGCAGTGGGGAGAATGTGGATGAGTTTAAAGCTATGCAGACGACTGCTGTTTATGCTTGTGTCCGTATCTTAGCTGAAGCGGTAGCTTCACTACCCATTCATGTTTATGAGAGAACGTCAACTGGAAAGGAGAAGAAGGTGGAACATCCCCTTTATTTTCTCTTACATGATGAACCTAACCCTGAGATGTCATCCTTTGTTTTTAGAGAAACCTTGATGATCCATCTATTGATATGGGGCAATGCCTATGTCCAGATTATCCGAGATAGAAGTGGGCAGGTTATCTGTCTTTACCCACTTTTACCAGATAAGATGTCTGTTCATCGAGACGAGAGTGGTAAGCTCTATTACAAATACAAGCGTCAGTCAGAAGAAAATCCAAACTTTAAAGAAAAGGGAGATGCTATCTTGAGAGCAGAAGATGTTCTCCATGTTCCTGGTCTGGGTTTTGATGGCTTAATAGGTTATTCTCCAATTGCCCTTGCAAAAAATGCCATTGGTATGACCTTGGCTACGGAAAACTATGGTGCATCATTCTTTAAGAATGGTGCAAATCCTGGAGGTGTTTTGGAACACCCAGGTATTCTCAAGGATCCCAAACGAGTGAGAGATTCATGGAATGCAGTCTACAATGGGGTAACCAATGCCCATAAAGTGGCAGTTCTTGAGGAAGGGATGAAATACACTCAAGTAGGCATTCCACCTGAAGAAGCCCAGTTTCTCCAAACTAGAAAATTCCAAATCAATGAAATTGCAAGGCTCTACCGCATTCCACCTCATATGGTTGGCGACTTGGAGAAATCCTCATTTTCAAACATTGAGCAACAATCTCTAGAATTTGTTAAATATACCTTAGACCCCTGGGTAGTTCGTCTCGAACAGGCTTTCAAGAGGTCTCTTTTTTTACCTGAAGAAAAGAAAACCTACTTTGTGAAGTTTAATGTGGATGGTCTTCTTCGTGGTGACTATCAGAGTCGAATGAATGGTTATGCGATTGGGAGACAAAATGGCTGGCTATCGACGAATGATATACGTGAACTTGAGGACTTGAACCTCCTTTCAGATGAGGAGGGTGGCAATCTCTACTTGATAAACGGAAATATGACGAAACTGAAGGATGCGGGTGGGTTTATGAAACAAGTACCGCCAGAACAAGAAACTCAAGCTGAGGAGGATATAGATGCATAAGTTTTGGAATTTTACAGAAGATGATAGTGGTCGAACACTTCGTATTGAAGGACAGATTGCTGATGAGACGTGGTTTGGCGATGAAGTCACGCCACAAGGATTTAAAAATGATTTACATGCAGGAAACGGAGACATCACCCTCTGGATTAATAGTCCAGGGGGTGATGTTTTTGCGGCGGCTCAAATCTATAACATGCTGATGGATTACAAAGGTGATGTCCATGTCGTGATTGATGGCTTAGCCGCAAGTGCTGCTAGTGTCATTGCCATGGCAGGTACAACGGTTTCTATGAGTCCGGTTGCCATGATGATGATTCACAACCCTTGGACTATGGCACAAGGTGAAGCCAAGGATATGCAGAAGGTCATTGAAATGTTGGGCGAAATCAAGGAATCCATCATCAATGCCTATGAATTAAGAACAGGACTTTCAAGAACCAAGCTATCACACCTCATGGACTCAGAGTCTTGGTTCAATGCCAAAAAGGCTGTTGAACTAGGCTTTGCGGACAAGATTCTCTTTGACAGCAAAGAAGAACAGGAATTGGAGTCTAAGGGCTACTCTTTCAGTCGAACTGCTGCCCAACAAGATTTACTTGTAAAAATGCAGGCGAAACTTGAAGTCCAACAACCAAAGAAAACAATCCCGATCAATCAGTTGGAAAAACGATTGAATTTGCTCAAATAACGAAAGGAATATGAACAGATGTCTAAATTACTTGAATTGAAAGAAAAACGTAACCTAGCTTGGCAACAAGCAAAAACCTTCCTTGATTCTGTTCGAACAGAAGATGGACTTGTATCTGAGGAAGATTCCAAACGCTATGATGATATGGAAGCAAAAATCAACCTCTATAATCAAGAAATTGCTCGGTTGGAGCGACAAGAAAAGATTGACCTTGAACTTGCTCAACCAGCCTCACAGGCTCTAATTGGGCAGCCCACTACAGTTCTGAATGACAAGACTACTGAAGAGGAAAAGAAGGGTGTGGCTTCAGATAGCTATGCCAAGACTTTTTGGACAAGTGTTCGTAAGCGTCACTTCTTTGATGTCAAAGATGTCCTTCGAGTTGGGGAAGATACCGAAGGTGGTCATTTGGTTCCTGATGAGTATGAGAAGAAACTAGTTCAAGGATTACAAGAAGAGAATTTCTTCCGTAGCCTTGCGACTGTTATCAAAACATCTAGTGGTGAGCGTAAGATTCCTGTTGTGACAGGACATGGTTCAGCATCATGGATGGATGAAAATGGACTTTACCCTGAAACAGAAGAAACCTTTGGTCAGGTGACACTCGACTCTCATAAGATTGGTACTGCCATTCGTATTTCAGAAGAGTTGCTTAACGATTCAGTCTTTGACCTTGAATCCTATATGACAGCTGAATTTGCTCGTCGAATTGGGACGGAAGAAGAAAAGGCATTCTTGATTGGTGACGGTTCTAAGAAACCGACAGGTATCTTTACTCAGGCAGAAGTTACAGGTCCAACGACTGCTACAAAGGATATTACCTTTGATGACATGATTGAATTGTATCATTCTCTACCAGCACCATATCGTAAGAACGCAGTTTGGATTTTACATGATACGACTGTCAAAGCTATCCGTAAACTCAAAGATAATAATGGCAATTACATTTGGCAACCATCCACTCAAGCTGGACAACCAGATTTGATTCTAAATCGTCCATACTATACATCAACCTTTGCCCCACTTCCTGAAGCAGGAAACAAGGCCATTGCATTTGGTGATTTCTCATATTATTGGATTGCGGACCGTCAGGGACGTACCTTCAAACGTCTGAACGAACTCTATGCCAATAATGGACAGATTGGTTTTCTTGCTTCACAACGTGTTGATGGCAAGTTAGTCCTACCTGAAGCCGTGAAGACACTAACAGTGAAGGCTAAGTAGTCATGGTTAGTTTAGCAGAAGCAAAACAGTATCTTAAAGTGGAACACGAGGATGAGGATGGGCTGATTGAGCAGTTGCTTGAAACCAGTAAACAACTCTGTGAAGATATTCTGCGTCAATCGACGTATTCAGATGTTCTAAAGACGGCAATCCTTTATGGGGTTGCCTATCTTTATGAACACAGAGAAGATGCAAATCATAAGGAGTTGAAGGAGACTCTCTATCACTTGTTGTTGGCTGAACGAAAGGATGTGTTCTGATGAAGATTGCACCCTTGAGGGAACGCTTGTCATTTCAGATTCGACAGATTGTTCAAGATGAGATTGGCAATGAAACTTCGACATGGATACCTTTATTTGACCGGTGGTGCTCTTGTCGTCCTCTCACCTTGACCGAAAGGGATGGGAGTGTGACGAAACTGGAACAAGAAAAAGTCCAGTTCACCCTCAGGTATGAAAAGGCAATTCTTGGACTTCATTCCTTAACGACTCACATTCAATTTCGTGGTCAAACCTATGAGATTGAGTCTATTGATGGAGATACAGTGCCACGTCAACTGATTTACATCGTCGCCATTAGGGAGAATAGTTATGACTAGAGTTGAACTAGATGCACTAGAAACTGCCATCACAAATGAGCTGGCGGAATTTGTAGAGGATACAACAGAGGTGATGCGTGAAGTTGTAGAGGAAGTCACAGATGAATCCATTGAAACCTTGAAAGCAATGTCACCTAGAAAGAGTGGTTCCTATGCCAAAGGGTGGAAGAGTAAAGCAACGATTGATACCAGTACAGGTTTAACCAAAACCATTCATAATCGAACGCCAGGCCTGACGCATCTATTAGAAAATGGTCATGCAAAAAGCTCTGGCGGGCGAGTTGAGGGAATTAAGCATATCGCTCCCGTTGAGAAACAAGCGATACGAACCTTAGAAGAAAAGCTGAGAAAGCGAGTGTGATAAGACATGTTACTGAGTGAAATGTACTCCATTCTCAAAGAATTACAGCTCCCAGTCGCCTACCATCATTTTGAAGAAGGGAGTCATCCAAGACCACCGTATCTAGTATATTTGGTGACTGATTCAGATAATCATGGTGCAGACAATTGGACCTATCATAAGCAGAATAACCTGCAAGTGGAACTCTATACCACTAAGAAAGATTTAGCAACTGAACATAAGGTGGAGTCATTATTTGACAGCCACCTTATTTATTTTGAAAAAGTAGAAACCTATATCTCATCTGAGAAACTCTATCAAATAACCTATTACATCACATTACATGGAGGATAGTATGGCTGAAAAGAATAAGGTCACCTTTGGACTACAAGATGTCCATTGGGCAGAAGTTACAAGCGAAGGTTCGGATGGTACGTTGACATACGGTAATGTAGAACGACTTCGTGGTGCTGCAGAATTAACCCTTGAACCAACAGGAGACAAGGGTTCTTATAAGGCAGACAATATCAATTTTTATACAACAGAGTCAAAGGATGGCTATGGGGGAACACTAAAAGTTGCCCTTCTAACGCAGGAATTTTTGACACGAGTCCTTGGAGAACAGTTGGATGCGACGACAAACACCATTTCAGAGATCGCAAACAGCGAAAAGAAAAATTTTGCGTTGATGTTCCGTTTTGAAGGGGATAAAAAAGAAACATTACACGTTTTGTATTATTGTTACGCATCTCGTCCGACTGTTGGTTCAAAAACCAAGTCTGGTTCAGATATCAATGAGGTAGAGTTGACCTTTACTGCCAGTCCTCGTCCACTTGATAAAGTTGTACGTAGACGTACAACGGAGGAAACGAGTGATGAGATTCGTCAAAACTGGTTCAAGGCAGTTTTTGAACCTCGTAAGTAAGGGAGAAGGCAATGAGAGAAAGTATTACCATAGCAGGCGCGACCTACGAGTTAGCAACCAATGCCTACACACCAATCGCTTATAAAGAGCAATTTGGCAAGGACTATTTTCAAGATTTATTCTCTATGGTCAATAGTCAAGCAATCTTGGCAAAACTTGACCAGTTAGAAGAAGGAGAAGATTTACAGGCACATCATATTGATGTTTCTATTCTGTCTGATTTCGATATGACATTTTTCCATCGTCTTTTTTGGGTCTTTGCAAAGTCAGCCAATCCACGAGTGAAACCATTCGTAGATTTTTATATGGAGATGGAAGAATTTCCAGTGCAGGAAGTAGCCCCTGTCTTGATGAATATGTTGAACCAAGGGATGTCAACCAGAAAAAAGCAGATGAAACAGAAACAGCGAGTGAAGAAATCTTCACAGTAGAGAGTTATTTCTCCTGTTGTAAGGAGACTGGTCTGACCATTGACGATTTAAAACATATCTCTATTGGGATGGCACTTGACTACCAAACGGACTATGTGGAGATGCGTACTCGAGAAACTTCTCAAACACGACGAGCAACTCAGGCTGATTTTGATAATTTCTGATGATAGAAAGGAGGGACTATGGCTGGAAACATCAAGGGAATTACGATTGAAATTGGTGGCGATACCCAACCCTTACAGGATGCCCTAAAGGGTGTAAACAAACAAGCATCTGAAGCTACCAAAGAACTAAGACAGATTGATAAGGCTCTCAAGTTTGATACAGGCAATGTCACCCTCCTTAGTCAAAAGCAGGAAGTCTTGGCAAAACAAGTCGAGACAACCAAAGAAAAATTGGCAACGCTCCGTCAAGCCCAATCACAGGTGGAAGCTCAATTTAAGGCTGGGGATATTGGGGCAGACCAGTACCGTGCCTTTCAACGTGAGGTGGAAATTACTCAAAGGCTACTAACGTCCTATGAAACTAAATTAGCTGATGTGTCATCAACACTTGAGAATCACGGTCGAGCCAGTAGTTCAGCGGCTCAACAATTAGATAAACTCCAAGTGGAGCAGGGGCAGTTAGCAAGTGAGATGAACAAGGTCACGTCTCAATTTGAGTTACAAGAAAGTGCTTTGTCATCCAATAGTTCCGAAGCAGAACGCAATGCCATAGCCCAACAAAAGATCGGAGCACAGTCAGAAATTGTTTCTAAACAAATTTCCAATCTCGAAAAGCAACTAGCCCTGACAAAGAGTGAATATGGTGAGAATTCCATTGAAGCCAATAAGATGGAAGCTGAGTTGAACCAAGCAAAGACCGCTCTCAATAACTTGAACAACGAGATGGATGAGACCAAATCCTCTGCCGATGGTGCTCAAGATGGTATGAAAGCCATGTCTGACACCATTCGGGCTGAGGCACTTCAAGCGACCAGTGAGAAGCTAGCAGGCATCTCTCTGAAAATCTTCGAAGTCGGAACAGAGTCCATGTCTGCGGCAGCTCAACTTCAAGCCAGCAATGCCCAATTCTCTACCGTCTTTGGGGATATGGAGAATGCTGCTAAGGATGCCCTCAATAAGATTGGGGAAGAGATGGATATTGTTCCAGAGCGGCTTCAAGGCTCCTTCACTCAGATGGCTTCCTTTGCCAAAACCTCTGGAATGGATACGGCTCAGGCTTTGGATCTGACCACTCGTGCCACCAGAGCAGCGGCTGATGGGGCAGCATTTTACGACAAATCCATCGAAGAAGTCACCGAAAACCTACAGTCCTTCCTCAAAGGAAACTATGAAAATGACGCAGCTCTAGGTATTTCTGCGACAGAAACCACTCGTAATGCAGCGGCGAACAAGCTCTATGGAAAGTCCTTCAATGAACTATCAGAAGCTCAGAAGCAGTTAACTCTTCTCCAAATGGTAGAGGACGGCAATGAACTCTCTGGAGCTTTGGGACAAGCTGCAAGGGAATCAGACGGACTGGAAAACGTTCTGGGTAACTTAAGACAGTCTGGAACTAATGCTCTAGCAGCAATCGGTCAACCGATTCTGGAGATGCTTATCCCAGTCTTTCAAAGTTTGGCAGACATTGTTAGTCAACTAGCGACTTGGTTTACCAACTTATCCAGTCCCATCAAGGAAGTCGTCATTATCTTCACAGGTATTTTAGCCGTGGTAGGGATGTTACTTCCTGTTTTCTTGGGCTTACAGGTTGCGGCAGCCGCTATGGGGACAACCGTTGTTGGAATGATAACGACATTTTTGCCGATTGTGGGGATTATTGTTGGTATTGTAGCTGCCATTACCTTACTTATTGTTTGGTTAAAAGAACTCTGGACGAATCACGAAGGCTTTCGAACGGCTGTGACGGAAATCTGGAATAGTATCTATGCCTTTCTGTCCATGATCATCCAGCAGATTTCTAGTTTTGTTATGTCCATCTGGGGAACGCTAACCACATGGTGGACTGAAAACCAGCAATTGATTCTAAATGCTGCAACCACGGTATGGAATGCCATCACTACGGTTATTCAAACGGTGATGACTATTCTTGGACCGCTCATCCAAGCAAGTTGGGAGAATATCAAACTCATCATTACAGCCGCTTGGGAGATGATAAAGATTGTGGTCGAGACTGCTATCAATGTGGTACTTGGTATCATCAAGGCAGTCATGCAGGTTATCACTGGTGATTGGACTGGCGCTTGGGAAACCATCAAACAGGTCTTGTCGACGGTATGGGAGGGCATTAAGTCCCTTATTTCCTTAGCTCTCAATTTCATCGCCCAGTACATCTCAACTGCTTGGACGGGTATCAAGAATACCATCTCAAATGTATTATCTGCCATTAGTTCTGTCATTTCATCTATCTGGTCAGCAATTCAGTCGACAATTTCCAGTGTTCTGTCTGCGATTGGTTCAACAGTATCAACTATATGGAATGGTATCAGAAGTACCGTATCCAACATTCTGAATGGGATATCCAATACAGTTTCATCTGTTTGGAACGGTGTGAAAAATACAATTTCAAGTGCCATCAATGGTGCAAAAGATGCCGTGAGTAACGCCATCAATGCCATTAAAAATCTCTTCAACTTCCAAATTCGCTGGCCGCATATTCCCCTCCCTCACTTTAGGGTGTCAGGATCTGCCAATCCTCTTGATTGGTTGAAGGGTGGTATTCCAAGAATTTCTATTGATTGGTATGCCAAGGGAGGTATCTTAACCAAACCAACCGCATTTGGAATGAATGGCAATAGCCTGATGGTTGGTGGTGAGGCTGGAAAAGAAGCAGTCTTGCCTTTGAATGAACAAACGTTAGGTGCAATTGGTCGAGGAATCGCAAAGACCATGACAAGCAATCTACCGACCATTCACATCACTATTACAGGTAACACAGTAAGAGAAGAGACTGACCTTCATCGACTAGCGGAGATGGTTGGAGAGAAACTAGTATATGAATTAGAACGTCAGCAAGGATTGAGAGGAGTGAAACCATGATTAGACATAATGCATTAACCATTGGTGGAGTGTCCACGGCTAGTTTTCCTTTTAAGGTAATAGTGGAAGATAGCCCTTCTATCACAGTTAGTGAAAGTAAGACGCAATTGATAGAACACCAAGGTCTGTCAGGTGCGGTTCTTCAAACCAATCCTCGCAGAAGTGTCATGGAACTGAGCTATACCCTCTATCTTGTTAAACCTAGTGAAGAACAGTTATTTTCCTTTTTGAAGCTATTTTTGAAAGAAGGATTCTGGCTTGAGAACGCTAGTTTCAAGACCATACGCTTTTGGTGTTACAAGGTTCACCATACTCCAGTTCAAAAGGATAAGTTGGGGGTGTATGAACTTAAGGTTACCTTTTCTTGTCACCCAACCAAGTGGTTCAAAACGACAACCTCGCAGGTGTTTAGAACCAGTGGTGTTTTGCGATGTCAAGGTTCAGCTATCGCTTTTCCAAAGATTACCATAAGTGGCAACTCGAGTAGTGAAACTAGCTTTACAATTGGGGAAGATGTCATCCGCTTGGAGCGATTACAAGAAACACTCATTATGGATAATAATCCTAGTCAGCCAAGTTTTAAGACACAAAGAGGTCAGCCTGTAAAATGGTCTGGTGATTTTCTTTCTATAGATGCAGGTAGGAATGACTCAGTTGGAGTTGTCTTAGGTGCTGGCATCACATCATTAACAATAGAAATGAATTGGGGGTGGGCATAGAGTGCTATCATTATTAGACAAAACTGTTCGAACGGCAAAATGGCATGGGAAACCACTCCCAGAGACCATAAAAGCAAGTGTCAAGGAAACCTTGAATGGGGATTTTGTCCTGACCTTTACCTATCCGATCACAGATAGTGGACTATTTCGAGAGTTAAAAGAGGACTACCTCGTTCGTAGCCCAGTTCCAGTATTGGGACATCAGTTGTTTCGGATAAAGAAAGTCATTGAAGGAGACACCAGTCTTGAAGTTGTGGCCTATCACATATCAGATGACATCATGACTAGGTTGGTATCTCCATTTAGGTGTGAACAGGTACCCTGTGCAACTGCCCTATCAAGCATGGTCATGGCAAGTAAGTCTCCACTGGGAGATTTTTCTTTTACAAGTGATATTGTCAAGAACAGAACCTATACAACAGATAAGGAACAGACGCTTTACTCCACACTACTGGATGGTAAACACTCTATCCTTGGAACTTGGGAGGGAGAACTGGTTCGAGATAACCTTGCCTTATCAATTAAGAGTGAGCGAGGACAAGACCGTGGAGTTGTTATCTCTACTCACTACAATTTGAAAAAGTATCAGCGAACCAAGGAAAGTTCACAGATTATCACTCGTATCCATGCCACCTCAAGCTTCAAACAGGAGGGGCAGGATAGAGAGACTGTACTTCAAGTCACTGTAGATAGTCCGTTGATAAACTCCTATCCATTCATCAATGAAGTGACCTATACAAATAATAGTGTCAGAACTCGTCAAGAGTTAATAGAGTGGGCTAGTAGCAAGTTTCGCTTAGAGGGTATTGATAAGCCCAAAGATGCCATCATCATTGAGGCATTTGAGTTAGATGGTCAAACGGTTCATCTAGGCGATACAGTGACTTTAAAAAGCAAGCTACACGGGATTGATGTGAGGAAGAAAGCCATCGCCTATGATTATGATCCTTTAGCTAAGAATTACCGCTCTATCACATTTGATGATAAGGCAAGTATCGGAACAGGTAAAACTGGCGGTAGCTTAAGTACACTAGCAAATAATCTCCTTGATGGGAATAGGCGGAGTGAGGATGTTGCCATTGAAATTGCCCTTGAGAATGCCAACAGAGCATTTGATGCAGAATTTGAGAAACGTCAAGTAGCTATCGATAACGCTATCGAACAGGCTCAAAGTCGTGGGGAGGTCTATTCGGATCGATTAAAGGCTAGCATTGATAGTGAACTTTCAACTATTCACCAACAGATGCGGCAGCAGGAAGAGGAGCAGCAACGCACAACTCGTGAATTATTGGAAAAGGCTGGGGTAAACACCAACCTAGCTACAGAAGCCAAACAAAAAGCAGAACAGGCTCAAACTGGGGCAACTGAAGCCCTCAGGAGGGCAGAACAAGCCAAGCTTGATGCTATTCAAGAAGCTAACCGCTTGACTTCGACGGAGCGTAGTCAAACAGAGTCAAAGATTGCGACAGCAAAATCACAAGCTATCTCTGAGGCGAGTCGATTGGTTGATGTAGCAAAATCACTGATAGGTGGACAGTTGGCAACTGTCACTACCAATCTCACACAAACCAAGGAGGATATAAAACTACTTGCGAGTAAGCAACTGGTGGATGGTCTGACTGGTCGAGTAATTAGTGCAGAATCCATGATTCAAACGCAAGCAGACCAAATTTCCCAGCGTGTTAAAACCAATGATTTTAACCAAGCAAAACAGAGAATCGAAACTGCCGAGTCATCTATTACGCAATTGGGGAATCGCATAACAACTGAAATCAGTCAGGTGGATGCGAAAATTCCAACTAGCCTAGATGGCCTAAATTTGATGACTGGTACTCGTGATTGGTCGAATAGAGGAAATGCCTGGCATATAGGAAACAACTGGTCTACCGAAACAGAGAATTTCAGAGGACTAGTTGTTCGTTCAACCCAAGCAGGGTTTAACGGAAGTCATCAGAATATTGTTGTGAAAGCAGGAGATGTCATTACTTTTAGCTTTTATGCCAAAGCGAATCAGCCACTTTCTTCCATCAAAGTTTCAGCGATTTGGACTGGTTCGAGTGTTTATCGATCTCCAGTCGCAAGGGTGAGTGAATCGGACGATATTATATCCGTCACAAGTGACTGGAAACGCTACTGGAAAACAGTCCATGTCTTATCTGATGGTTCGCTTCAATTGCGGACAGAGTACAATGGCAGCACTATCCCAAATGGCAATAAATTCTATGTGGCAGGATTGAAAGTCGCTAAAACCTCACTGGATACAGGTTATTCGGAAAGTCCATCAGATATAGCTGGTGAATTGACCACCCAACGGACACTCATCACTCAAACGGCCTCTGGTGTAGAGCAGGTTTCTACAAGATTATCCGAAGCAAATGGAAAGATTTCTAGTAGTGAGACAAAAATTCGACAATTAGTTTCGGATGTATCCTCGAAGGTTAGTCAAACGGATTTCAATAACCTGAAACGAACTGTCGAAGGACATACTACATCCATCCAACAAACACAGCAATCTATCTTGCTTAAGGCTGATAAGACTGTTCTTGAGGGGGTCAAAACAACCGCTGACAATGCCTTAGCTAAGGCCAACACAAACGCTAGTCAGATTACCCAAACCAAGGCAGACTTACTTATTGCCAATGATGCCATCTCACAGAAAGTCGCAAAGACGGATTTTAATAATTTGAGCGGTCGAGTAGCAAGTGCGGAAACCACTATCCGAACACAGGCTGGGCAAATCGAACAACGACTGACGAGTACGCAAGTTGAATCTGCAATTAACTCAAAAGGCTACCAAACCAAGTCACAGGTCGATTCCAATATTTCTGGTCGTGGCTATCTAACCAGCAGTTCTCTCCAGCCCTATGCGACGACAACTAGTGTGCAGAATTTGGTTAGAACCACCTATGATAGTTTTACCCAGCGAATCAGTCAAACGGAAAGCAGAATCCCTACCTCAGTTTCGCATCGCAACTTAATAGCTGGTACTTCAGACAGATGGAGTGCTTATCAGACGATAAATACCAATAGTAACTGGATAGCCTCTTTAGGAAGAGTTCAATTTGGGGATAGTAGTGGAATTTATGTTGGATCAAAAGTTCATTTATATGTTCATGTCTCAGCGGATGAGATTACCTTTGACCCTGCTGTAACGACTCGTACTATGAAACTTCAAGGTCCAATCTTGGATAGTCAAAATGTTTGGACATGGACCAACTGGAATTTGTATCACCCTTTCTACAATAAATGGAGCAGCAATCTGACAACAGGTAACAACTATCGCTTGATAAAACTGACTGCCACCGTCACTCAAGAGATGTACCAACACTCTAAAGGTTTTGAACTTCAAGTCAGAATCGATGGAGTTAAAACTGGTAAGTTCCATGTGAGAGCCTTAATGGTTTCAACTGGTGATATCTTTCCAGACTATTGGACACCGTCATTAGACGACTTTACGACAGTAACCGCCTTTCATGAAGTGCGGGATACTGTCAGCAGTCACACTCGAACAATTGGAGATCACACCAATCAAATCAGTCAGGTTGTTCAAACGGCTACTGGGATTGTGACACGAGTTGGCAATCTAGAAACAAGTCGAGCGACAATGGCGGCAGTGAATGCCATTCAAACTCAGGTTTCAACACTTGCTGGGTTGTGGTCGGTTAGAAATCTGACCAGTGCAGGAACAGTATTAAGTCAACTTAATCTCAATAAGGATGGCACAGTCAAGATTGATGGTAAACTCGTCCAAATTACAGGTACTACCTACATCCAAGATGGTGTCATTGCGAGCGGAAAGATTGCAAGTCTTGATGCAGGTAAGATTACGTCAGGCATCATCTCGGCAGCTCGTATTGGAGCAGAAGCAATCACTGCGGATAAGTTAAAGGTTGACCAGGCTTTCTTTACCAAGTTTATGGCAACAGAAGCCTACCTCAAGCAGTTGTTTGCCAAATCGGCCTTTATAACACAAGTGCAGTCAGTAACCCTATCTGCCAACAACATTTCTGGTGGTATCTTGTCAGCAATCAACGGAGCCATGAAAATCAATCTGTCACTTGGAAACATCAAGTTCTTTACCAACTCTCCATCCATTTCTCGTGAGGTTAGTGGTTATCCTCACCAGTGGGTTTCATTTGAAACAGGTACGTCAAACGGTAAGCCATGTGGTGTAACCATTATCGGTTCCAATCGATGGAACAACTGGAATGCCAATGACGGTGGCTTTGTAGGAATCCGAGCATGGAACGGTACAGATACCGACCAAATTGATGTGGTAGGTGATAAGGTACGTTTAGCTAGTGCCCCATATACCAATCCAGATGGCTGGGAAATAGTAACGTTGCCTAACCGACTGAGTATTGATGCCTATAAAGCTTCTGACCGACCAAGTTCAATTTTGAATATCGGAGATATCCGCATCTATCGAAACGGTACAACATACGTCAGTTTGAAAGATGTTCTTCATCAATTCAACCACAATTTTAAACACTTAGTAAACATCACAGGTCGAGGTGATGTCATCTTGACATGGGATACGATTAAATAAAGGAGTTCACAGATGAATCTAGAACAAATCAACCAATCATTAAAACTAACTATTCAGGAGCTTGTCACAAAGCTCTCTGATGAAATTACCGCTAAGAACCTCATCGCCATCCAATTGGTGGAGAGGGATGAGGAACTTAGCCTATTGCGTAAAGAAAAACAGGAATTGACTGAGTTGTTAGAAGTTCAGACAAAACCTGAAGAAGGGAAAGGAGAATAGCGATTATGGCACTACTCAATATTGACAAAGTAACAGAACCATTTAATTTGGAGACAGCTCTTGCCTACATGCGTAAGAATGGAGAGTTCATACGTTGTAAAACCGCAGAGCAGGATTTTTACATGTATCTTGAAGAAGTAAGGCGACCTGCCATTAAAAATGGAAAGCGGCAATTGGTTACAACTGAAACAGTTTGGGCATTTAATCAGTGGGGCAGTACCACGTTAACATTGAACCTCTCTGATCTGTTCCATGATTGTTTCTATCTGATGCGGTTTGATGAGAACGGTCAACCAGATTGGTCAGACCCTTCCATTGTGCAGGAAGGTTCAGTAGAAAGTGAGGTGACCGATGAAGGAATTGTTAACACTTAATAAGATTTTATTTTCCATGATTGGAGGCTTGATTGGTAGTCTATTTGGAGAGTTGGATGGTATTCTATATGCCCTACTGGTCTTCATTATTATTGACTATCTAACAGGAATTTTTGCGGCAGTTGTAGAGAAACAATTGTCAAGTAGTATCGGTTTTCGTGGCATCTTTAAAAAGATAGCCATTTTATTTTTAGTTTCAATTGGTCATCTGATTGATACAGCTATTATCAAGCAAGGTGGAACAATTCGAACCATGGTCATTTTCTTTTATCTCAGTAATGAGGGTTTAAGTATCCTAGAAAATACCGTTCGAATTGGTCTACCAATACCTGAGAAACTACAAGCAATCTTAAAACAAATCAACGAGAGGTGATAAGATATGGGAGAACATCTAGTCATTTGTGGTCATGGACAGGGGCGAACAGGCTATGATCCTGGAGCAGTGAATGCCAAACTAGGCATCACAGAAGCTGGAAAGGTTCGAGAATTAGCCAAGTTAATGTCTAAGTACAGTGGACAACAGATTGATTTTATTACCGAACAAAATGTTTATGATTATCGAAGTATTACTAGTATTGGTAAGGGATACGACTCAATTACTGAATTGCACTTCAACGCCTTTAATGGTAGTGCCAAAGGTACAGAAGTCTTGATTCAATCTTCTTTAGAAGCAGACAAGGAAGATATGGCTATCCTATCTCTCCTTTCACGTTATTTCCAAAATCGAGGCATTAAGAAGGTAGATTGGCTCTATAATGCCAACCAAGCAGCGAGTCGTGGATATACCTATCGATTGGTGGAGATTGCCTTTATCGATAATGAACAAGACATGGCGATTTTTGAAACCAAGAAAGAGGACATTGCGAAAGGTCTTGTGTCAGCAATAACAGGAGTTGAGGTCAAGACCATAGTTCCCTCGACACCCAGTTCAACCGTTGGGAGTTCAGGAACTCCTTCAAAACCAGTCTATCTTGTTGGTGATAGTCTTAGGGTGTTGCCTCATGCGACTCATTATCAGACTGGTCAGAAAATCGCCAACTGGGTCAAGGGGCGCACCTACAAAATCCTTCAAGTGAAGAATATTCACCAGTCCAACAGTAAGAGAGCTTATCTACTTGATGGAATCAAGTCATGGGTGCTTGAGCAGGATGTAGAAGGAACAACTAAAGGCCATAGTGAGCAGACCTATCAAGCACAGAAAGGCGATACGTATTATGGAATCGCTCGGAAGTTTGGTTTAACAGTAGATGCCCTACTTGCGGTGAATGGTTTGAAGAAGTCGGATATCCTGAAAGTTGGGCAAACACTCAAGGTTAACGCTGCTTCAAGGACAACAACGGCCATTCCAACCAGTGTTACAAGTCGTGTGGTTGCATCAGCATTATCCAAGGTCGGTCAAAAGGTGACCGTTCCATCTAACCCTTATGGTGGACAGTGTGTTGCCTTGGTGGATAAGATTGTTCAAGAGCTTACGGACAAGAATATGTCCTATACAAATGCCATTGATTGTTTGAAGAAAGCAAAATCAAATGGTTTCCAAGTAATCTACGATGCTTGGGGTGTGAATCCTAAAGCAGGTGATTTTTATGTCATTGAGACAGATGGTTTGGTCTATGGGCATATTGGTGTCTGTGTGACAGATTCTGACGGAAAAAGTATTGATGGTGTGGAACAGAATATTGATGGATATTCTGACTATAATAAGAACGGTATCAATGACCAATTAGAAATTGGTGGCGGTGGAATTACTCGTCGTGTGAAACGGCAATGGATGGCGGATGGCTCACTCTACGATTCTACTGGAACAGTTAAACTCGGTAAAGTTGTAGGTTGGTTTAGAATATCATAATTAAGTCTTAAGCCTGGTGGGAACATCAGGCTTTATTTTTTTGCTTTTTTTTTCAATAAGTGCGGAAAAATTACTCCCAAACCTACCTAGTAAGGTAGGAGGAATATTTGTATTCCATGAACTTTGGCATAAATTTATCAGGTCGAATTAGTTTGTCTGATAACTTGACTTATTTTCCCTTTAGAGTGATATATAGTGTGCCATTACATAGGAAGGAGAGTAAATGTCCGTAAAAAAGATTAGAGTCAATAAACAAAAACACAAGCAGAGGATCTGTGCCTACATTCGAGTTTCGACGACTAATGGAAGTCAGTTAGAATCGTTAGAAAATCAGAAACATTATTTTGAAAACCTGTATTCCAATAGAGACGATATTGATTTTGTAGGTGTTTATCATGACAGAGGTATATCTGGTTCTAAGGATAATCGTCCAAATTTTCAAGCCATGATTGAAAATTGTCGTAAAGGTATGATTGATATTATTCATACCAAGTCAATTGCTCGATTTGCTAGAAACACGGTTACAGTTCTTGAAATTAGTCGTGAACTGAAGGCAATAGGAGTAGACATTTTCTTTGAGGAACAAAACATTCATACCCTTTCTAGTGAAGGGGAAGTGATGCTTTCAGTATTAGCTAGTATTGCTGAGGACGAGTTGAGGAGTATGAGTGGCAATCAACGTTGGGCATTTCAAAAGAAGTTTCAACGAGGAGAGCTAGTCATTAACACCAAGCGATTCTTAGGATATGATATAGACGAGAATGGTGAGTTGATTATCAATCCAGAAGAAGCTTTGATAGTCAGAAAAATATTTGCACTTTACCTTGAAGGGTATGGTACTCATCGTATTGCCAAACTGTTAAATGAAAAGGGAGTTGCGACGGTTACAGGTGCTAAATGGCATGACACCACAATCCGTCAAATGTTAAGCAATGAAAAATACAACGGTTCGGTCTTATTGCAGAAGTATTTTCACGATGGTGTGAATGGTCCTAAAAAATTGAATCAGGGGGAACTCGAACAATACCTGATAGAGGATAATCATGAAGCTATTATTTCAATGGAAGATTGGCAAGCAGTCCAGGTAAAACTAAACAGTAGAAGATGGCAACAAGGTAGAAACAAAACCTATAAATTTACGGGGTTATTAAAGTGTCAGCATTGTGGTTCGACTCTAAAGAGACAAGTTTCTTACAAGAAAAAAATTGTTTGGTGCTGTTCCAAATACATTAAGGAAGGAAAAGCAGCTTGTCAAGGGATGCGTGTGCCAGAAGTAGACATTTCAAATTGGGAGATAACCTCACCAATTACAGTATTAGAAAGGGATAGAAATGGGGAAAAGTATTACAGTTATTCCGGCCAAGAAAGTGCAGACCAGCGTTCTTCATCAGGTCAGGAAGAAAATCAAGGTAGCCGCATATTGTCGAGTGTCCACCGACCAAGAAGAACAGCTATCAAGTTATGAAAACCAAGTTAATTATTACAGAGAGTTTATCTCCAAACACGAGGACTATGAGTTAGTTGACATCTATGCGGATGAGGGCATCTCAGCAACCAATACAAAAAAACGTGATGCATTTAACCGCTTGATACAAGATTGTAGGGCTGGTAAGGTGGATAGGATTTTGGTCAAGTCAATCAGTCGATTTGCCAGAAACACCCTTGACTGCATTAAGTACGTCCGAGAGTTGAAAGAACTTGGTGTTGGTGTGACTTTTGAGAAAGAGAATATTGACAGCCTGGATTCCAAAGGTGAAGTTCTCCTTACAATCCTTTCTTCCTTAGCACAGGATGAGTCACGCTCTATCTCAGAGAATGCGACGTGGGGAATTCGTAAGAAGTTTGAACGTGGGGAAGTTCGGGTGAATACCACAAAGTTCATGGGTTATGACAAGGATGAGAATGGTAGGCTTATCATTAACCCTCAGCAAGCTGAAACTGTAAAATACATATACGAGAAATTCTTAGAGGGGTATAGTCCTGAATCCATTGCTAAGTATTTGAATGACAATGAAATACCTGGTTGGACGGGAAAGGCAAATTGGTATCCAAGCGCAATACAGAAAATGCTTCAAAATGAAAAGTATAAGGGTGATGCCTTATTACAAAAGACTTTTACAGTTGATTTTTTGACTAAGAAACGGATTGCCAATGATGGTCAAGTTAACCAATACTATGTAGAAAATAGCCATGAAGCTATTATTGACAAAGACACTTGGGAATTAGTACAGTTGGAATTGGCAAGGAGGAAAGCCTACCGAGAGGAGCATCAGCTCAAGTCCTATATCATGCAAAATGACGATAACCCTTTTACAACTAAGGTGTTCTGTAAAGAATGTGGTTCAGCCTTTGGTCGAAAGAACTGGACCACCAGTCGAGGTAAACGCAAGGTTTGGCAATGTAACAATCGATATAGGGTCAAAGGACAGATTGGCTGTCAGAATAACCATATTGATGAAGAAACGTTAGAGAAAGCCGTAGTAATGGCTGTAGAACTATTGAGTGAGAACGTGGATCTGTTGCATGGGAAGTGGAATAAGATTCTAGAAGAAAATCGTCCGCTAGAAAAGCATTATAGTACAAAGTTGGCTGAAGTGATAAACAAGCCATCCTGGGAATTCGATTCGTATGAGATGTGTCAGGTATTGGACAGTATTACAATTTCAGAAGATGGGCAGATAACAGTTCGATTTCATGAGGGAACCGAGGTAGACTTGTAAGTGACTGTGACCGAAAGGTTGCAGTTTTTTGCGTTGTTTCGTGGTATAATGAAATTGTTCTAATAATTACATTATTAATGATAGTTAAATAGAGTTATAAATAAGAAAGGAATATTGCAAATGATAAGCAATTCAAAAACATTGTTTCAAAAAACAAAATACAATGATTATGATAATATAGATATGTTGCTATCACAATTCAATTACGATAATTGTCCGGAAGCTGAGTTAAAAATTGAATTTGAAGAAAGGTTGCTTCGAGCAAAACAAACTTCAGTTAAAAAACCAATTTTTATTCCAAATGGATACGAAAAGTTTAAAAAAAAATTAGTTTTGAACGATGAGATAGTGTTAGAAAAAGGTTTTAGTTTTTATCATCATTGCGAGGATGATATTGTAAAATTCGCTTTAGAGAATAGAGAGAATGGTAATATTGATTTGAGGGAGGACGAGTTGCGTGATAAGATTCAGAGGGCAGGCCTCATGGCTAGTCGGTACGACTACCTAGCGTCTTTGGTTTGGTGGAGGAGCTAAATATGCGTAAAGAGAGGTTACTATCGGCAACCTTTGAGCAATCAAAAAAGGTTGTTAGTAAGAAGATACTAACAGAAGAAGGTGCACAGGTTGGCGTATTATCTTCTATGAAGCTATCTCAAAGGTTTTCTGGGCTAGTCATTTTATTACTTTTTATTATGTCATATGGAGTAGGAGTATATCTACCAGAAAGTCTCTTAACCTCAACAGAGAAAATTAGATACATATCAACCTCTACTGCCCAATCAATTGTCACTATTGGAACAATCTTTAGAATCCCGCTATTGGCACTGATGTATTGCTCAATAGTAATGGTTATCATAAATGTTTTTCCAAAAAAAAATTATGCACATCAATTGCTTTATGGAACCATTACTCTTCTTGTTTTTTTAATCACAGTATTTTTGATGCTGTTTCCCTTTACAATCGGTCTCACAGTAGGTGCCTTTGGATGGATTGGTTTTTTACTTCAACTGTTAGTATGTGTATATCTGTGGAAGACTCTAGTAATCTCAAATGTAGAACAGCTTAAAAAACAACTTTATAAGGGGGAACCAGCTAATAAAGACTGGGGAGAGAGCCTAATGGCATTTATCAAGAAGTATGGAGGTGTTCTATTACTTCTAGCTATTGTCAATCGTTGGACCTTCAATTTTGGGGAAGCGATCAAAACGCAACCAGACATTTTCAGTTTCTTGTATGGTTGGGCTTTCTTATTAGTTGCGGCTCTCATGATTTTTACTACGGGCATGACCCTGAAAAATTTTGTAGCTGCATTTTACTTTTTCAAGTACCAAAAAGAATATCGCCAGTTCTTTAAAGTCTCAAACGAGCAATGGTATGGTAAATGGCGTGCAAAAAAGATGAATAAAAATAAATAATAGGAGTAAAATAATGACTAAAGAATTATTACCATTAGGAAGTGTGATTTACTTAGAGGAAGCAACAACAAAGTTGATGATTGTAGGAAGAGGTCCTATTTTTGAATCAGATGGGGAGAATGTGTATAGTGATTATGTAGGAGTAATTTATCCAGAAGGGATCAATCCAGAAGATGCCATTTTCTTCAACCACGAAAATATTGAAAAGGTTGTATTTGAAGGCTATAAAGATGATGAAGAAAAACGCTTTATGGAAGTGTATGAAAGTTGGGAATCTGAGTTAGAAGTTAAGAAAGTAATAATGTAG